ATAAGAGAGGGTGGCTTCGGTCACCCTTTTTTACTGTCTGAATATTTATATAAAAGAAAAGATATATGGCAAATTACATAACATATGAAATGTTTTCAACAATTCGTTACAAAGGACGGCTTATCGACGTATTAGATAGAATACGTGCTATTAGTTTAGTTCTAATGGTACATATCGAAAAAGACCTAGGCCCGGATAGAGAATTGATTAAACTCAAAGTAATGACTCCATACGCACCGAAAGAAACATTTACAACTATTCGTAATACATGTGTTTCTGAAATTGAAGAATTATTGGATATGACATTACAATTAAATACGTTAACAAAAGTTTCAAATTAAAAAAAGGTTATTAATGTCTACAACTAACAAGGAAAAAACTCCGCCAAAAACTGATATAAAATTTTCGGTAACGTTATCAGAAGAACAAAAACAAGCAAAAGCAAAAATCATAGAAACACCTTTTAATTTTTTATTAGGTAAAGCTGGTTCTGGAAAAACATTGCTAGCAGTTCAAATTGCATTGGATATGTTTTTTAAACGTAGAATTGATAAAATCATCATGACTCGCCCAACGGTATCAAATGAAGATAATGGATTTCTTCCCGGATCATTGCAAGAAAAAATGGATCCATGGTTAGTTCCAATTCGTAGCAATATGCGTAAGGTTTATAACAAACCAGAGATACTAGATAAAATGGAAAAGGAAGAAAATATTGAATTAGTTTCTTTAGCACATTTTAGAGGCCGCACTTTTGATAATGCAATTTGTATTGTAGATGAATTTCAAAATCTAACAAAACAACAATTACAAATGGTAGTATCTAGGCTAGGTAAAGATAGTATCATGATACTTACGGGAGATCGTTACCAAATAGATTTAAAATTTTCAAATGATTCTGCAGTACATGAAGTTCCGAAATTAACGAAATCACAATATGTTAATGAAATCATTTTAACAGATAACCATCGTCACGAATCATTAAATGAAATTTTAAAACTTCTAAATGAAACGTATTGATATTTATATTTAAAAAAGGAATATAATGGATTACAGTGAAAATAAACCGATATGGCCAGGAAGTTCTTCATTTACTACCGGCTCTACACCGTTTGGTTTTTTTGACACCGATTCAACTTTCCAAAATCACGCTGATCGATTTGCAAAGGCTGCTGCACAACATTTAGGATATCCGATAATGGATGTTGAAATGCAAGCAATTAATTTTTATACTGCATTTGAAGCGGCGGTTATTGAATATTCAAATCAAGTAAATCAAGTTAACATTGTTAATAATCTAATGAATACATTAGGTGTTCAAACTGCATCTGCATTTTTAAGTGGAAAAAGTTTCACCGGAGCAGTTGTTGGTAATTCATTTGGATATATTACAAAATTATCAAAAGCATATGGGAATGAAGCCGACAGTGGAGGAACACTTCGTTGGCATTCTGCGTCAATTGATATGGTGCCTGGTCAGCAAACATATAGTTTGCGTGCTGCAGTATCTGCGTCATTGGGAATTAATATAACAACATCATCGATTGAAGTTAAACGAGTTCTTCATAATCCACCGCCAGCACTTGTTAGATATTTTGACCCATTCGTAGGAACAGGATTAGGGTCTCAACAATTGATGGATTCATTTGGATTTGGTGGGTTTTCACCATCAGTATCATTCATGATGATGCCAATTAATGCCGACTTGTTCCGACTGCAGTCAATCGAATTTAATGATCAAATACGTAAGTCTCATTATACATTTGAGATACACGGAGATGATATTAAAATATGGCCCGTTCCTACATCGGGCACAGGATCATCATCTGCAACACCATTTTTCAGTCATGTATATATAGATTTTGTATTTGATGATGAAAAAACTAATGATGCACTTTTATTTGGCAATACCGCACTTTTAAACAATGTTATTTCAGACGCATCAAATATACCATATACATATCAAACATATAGGAATATTAATGATATGGGTCGTGCGTGGATCATTAAATATGGCATTGCATTAGCAAAAGAAATGCTAGGATATATTCGCAATAAATATTCAAGTGTTCCAATTCCGAATGGCGAAGTAACACTTAATGGTGCTGATTTAGTATCACAAGGCCAAGCTGAAAAAGGCGAATTGATTACTCAATTGCGAGAATTTTTAGATAAAATGACAAAAGAACAAATGATGACTCGACAAAATGCAGAAGCAACGCAGATGCATGAATTGTTAGGAAAAGTACCATTAAAAATATACATTGGATAAGGGAGAGAACATATGGCAATATTTGGTGGTATTAGAGATGCAAAATTTTTAGCTGCAATTAATTCTGAATTAATTAATGCAATTATAGATACTGAAATTGAATTTTTCAAACTAATTGTTGAAAAAAGTGCATCCAATCTTTATGGAGAATCAGAAAAAAAATCATTTTATGATTCAATATTAATTCCTTGTGTTATTACTAAAGAAGGTAAAACGGCAAGTATGGATGATTATGGTCATTCATATACTAGAACCGGTCAATTTGCAATTTCTAGAGATATTTTAGAACGAGCGGATTTTTATCCAGAAGTCGGAGACATTATTTTCTGGGACAATGAATATTATGAAATCGACAATGTTGATGCAAATCAATATTTTGCAGGTAAAAATCCTGAAACGTGGCCGAACGGCAATCAATTTGGATATAGTGTATCAGTATTATGCGATGCACATGCAACAAGACAAACACCAATCGGCATTACGAATTTGAGAAAAGGTGGCAATAATACATCACCGGCTTATAAAGGACATTAATGCCTAGATTGAATAGACAAAATATTGATCGAAAAACTAATAAGCCTAACCCATATCGTACAGAAGGACTTACAGATGATTTGTTGTTGAATAGATCAACACAAATACGTCGCGATGATGATGTAATTCGCAATGTAAAACGTACGATCTATGATATTGATTATGCAATGAAGTGGTATATTGAAAATGAAATACGACCACAAATTACTACTAATGAACAAGTATTACCAGTTCCTGTTATTTATGCAAACGGCGAAAAATGGGATAATGTACGACGCTTAGGTTATCTTCGAGATGAAAAAGGAATGCTTCAATCTCCTATGATAATGATTAAACGAACAAGCGTCGTAGAACGAGATGAACAACGTACGTTGGACGTTAATCGACCAAACAGCGATAATTCAATTGTATGTAGAGACAAATACAATCAACGTAATCGTTATGAGGATGAATTGTTTCCAATTCCTAAAAATGAACCACAACCATCTCAGCAAATTTATGTTGTAGATATTCCGAAATATGTTACTATAGAATATGAATTAATGTTGTGGTGTGATTTTACTCCTCAGTTAACAACATTGGTTGATCAATTGATAACATATAATCGTTTTTCTTGGGGGAATGAAGGAAATAAATTTCCTACATCAATGGGATCTGTATCATTTGAAACTGTAAATACAGTAGGAGAAGATAGATTAGTTAGAGCAACAATTCCATTAACAGTTAATGCAACTTTATTAGCAGAACAAGAAACTAGATTGAGTACTATTAAAAAAGCATATTCAATTAAAAAAGTTGTGTTTACTAATTTTGTTGACATCTCCGGAGATTTATTTGGATCAACAAATGTATCATCAAAAGTATTACAAGCACAAAGCTTTGTTGCTAATGGCGGAAGTTTAGTTGTATCAAATGGTAGTACGTCTACGCAAATTGATCCAATAACAATGGCATACTTAGTAAATTTAACTGAAAAAATTGCAACATATTCAAATGCAACTACAGTAACTGTAACGGGATTAGCTGCAACAAACCCAGTAAATTTAACAGTAGCAACCGTAAATGAATTTGATATATACATTAATGGACAATATATTGATAAACCATGTTATACGTGGACACCTAGTGACATAACGAATCAATCAATTGTATTCAATACTACTACGTTAGGATATACGATTGAAACAACGGATGTAATTGTAGTGAAAGGTAGGTGGACATAATGGGTAGACAGTTTAAACCAGGACAGTTACAAACTGGTTCACTATATAATATATCTTCAAGCTATGCTGTAACTGCATCATATGCACTTAATAGTACCGCTGGCGGTACATTTCCATTTAGTGGTAGTGCCGTAATTACAGGTTCATTAGAAATTAAAAGTGATATTAATAGTATCTTTATAATTAAAAATTTTAATAATCAGCCTATATTAACAGTATCACAAAGTGGTGTAGTTATATTAGCAACACAAAGTGCAGAATTAACTGGCCCGGCACCATATGGTGGAATATATTTCACTTCCGGATCATTTTTTGTAGGATTGGGCTAGAAAATAAAACAATGTAATATTTATAATAAAATAAAAACAAAGAAATAGGATTTGCCATGGCAGAATGGAAAAAAGTAGTAGTCTCGGGTTCGGCTGCGATATTAAGTCAAGTTAATGTTGGTGCTAATCAACAAATTACAACGTCACCAGCAACAACACAATTATCAGGTTCATTCTCAGGATCACTTCAAGGAAATGGCGCTGGTTTAACGGGAGTAACGAATGCTACAACATTAGCATCATTGACTCAAGGCTCTGGAATTGCTTCGTTTACATTTAATGGTAGTGCAGCACAAACCGTTGCATTGAAAAATGCTGGATCATTAACTAACAACCTTATTACAAAATGGGATTCTAGTAATGGTCAACTAGTAAATAGTTCATTAACTGATAATGGTACTACTATTTCAACTACATTGCCAATCCAATCAACTGGTGCAACTTCTAATTTATCTGGTTCATTCTCTGGTTCATTCCAAGGTAATGGTGCAGCGTTGACAGGCGTAACAGCAACAGCAATTTTCCCTACCACTGCAAAAACAGATTTAGCAACTACCGATCAATTCTTTATCAACGACGGCGCTAACAAATTTATTACATACGGCAACTTAGTAACAGACTTAGCAGGTTCTGGTGCAGGTACAAGTAATTTAACTACAGGCGATACTGGCGATAGTTTAGCATTAACAGCACAGATTGCAGTAACAGGAGTTACAGCATCATTATCTGGTAATGCAACAACTGCTACCACAGCAACAAATGCAACCAATACTGCAATCACTGATACTACGACTGGCACTGGTCCTTATTATATTACCTTTGTTGATAATACAACGGGTAACTTAGCACAACGTGTTGATTCAACCGGATTAACATATAACGCAACCACAAATACATTAACAGCAACAGCATCATTTGCAACACAAGCATTAAGTGCATCATTTGCATCGACAGCTCCTTATTCAGGATTAATAGGAACGCCAGCTGGAATTGTTTCTGGATCTAGTTTAGCAGCAGGTTCAGGTCAAGGTTCAACTACCTTAACTACCAACGGTGTCAGTTCAGGTGACGTTACAGCAACTGGATTAGGAACGGCAGGAACACCAACATTTGCTGGTTTAACAATCACTAATGGTAATATTGCAATAAACAATACAACATCCACCGCTCTTACTACAACTGGTACAACAGCAGCATTATTTAATACTACAGCAACAACATTAAACATTGGTGGAGCTGCAACGGCTATTAACATTGGTGCAGCAACAGGTAATACCACAGTTAATAATAATTTAATTGTAACTGGTGACTTTACCGTTAACGGAACAGCTTCAATTATTGATACAACAAATTTAAGTGTTGAAGATCGATTCATTATATTGAACCATGGTTCGGGATCAGTATCACCAACACAAGAAGGTGGTATTATTATTGAAGGTACCACAGCAGGTTCGGGTAGTGCATTTTATTATGATGGAGGCACAACTCTTCGTTGGGGCGTTGCATTAGGAGTAGCAGAAGGCGCTATATCAGTAACACCAAATAGTTTCGTTGTTACAGTTTCTGGATCTAATGTTAATCCAACATCAGACCCAATATATGGTGGAGCTACTAACGGATTTGGTAACATGTATGTTAATACTTCAGACAGTTCAATTTGGATTTACGCATAATTTTTATTATATTAAAAATAAAATAAAGTTACAATGGGAATAATCAATAAACTATCAAATGCAATTTCAACACCTGCAGTAGATGAAAATCAACTAGCACCGGAAGAAATTGAATTTTTATTAAACGCATTAAAAACAACAACCTTAATGGGCGAACATGTTGAAATGTTTTATAACATGGTTGTTAAATTGCAAAATCAATACGTAGAACAAACTAAATAATAAGTTATGGATATTTTTTCAATAGATTTTACTGTACCAGAAATCCAAACAATGCGTCAATCTTTAGACCTCATAACAATTGCAGGTAAAGATGCACGCTTTCTAGCAAATCTTCAAACTAAACTAGAACACGAGTTAACTCAAATTTCTCAGATGTTAACTGCGGAACAAATGAAAAAGCAAGAAGATTTACAAAAAGCAATTGTGACGGATAAGAAAATCAAGTAATCATATTTATATTAAATGAGATTGTTGGCCGCAAGGAAGTAGGCGCACACACGGCATAAGTGTATGTATCTAACCGCAATCTAAAAGGAAATATAATATGCCATCATGGAATCGCGTCATAGTGTCGGGCTCTAATGCCTCACTAAATTCAATTACTACACCAGCTGGGACTATTAATAGTATCACAGCATCATTTGCATCAACAGCATCGTTCATCAACGTAACTGGCTCAAATGCTTTTGTACAAGGCGGAAATAGCTTTGGAGCTGCAGCTTTACTAGGAACAAATGATAATAACTCATTAGCTTTTGAAACAAGTGGCTCTACGAGAATGTTTATTTCTAGTAGTGGATTGGTTGGTATTGGAACATCAACACCTGCATATACGTTAGATGCGCCATCAGGATCTTTAAGATTTGTTACATTAGCTGTAGGTAATGACGCAGCAGGTAGCGCCGTATTATCGACATCTGGTAATTACATGTTTGTAGCAGGTAATAATAATCATGATGTTATATTACCTGGATTTTTTGCACAACGTAGTGGAGCAGGATATGGAGTAGGTATTCAAGCAACACAATATCCTTCAATTGCAACAAGTGCAATTTTAACACTAACATCAACAACAAAAGGATTACTTACACCGAGAACAAACTTAACGTCAAACATATCAGGCCCTGCTCAAGGTTTGCTGACTTATATAACATCGAGTGCAACAGAAGGTTTATACTATTACAATAGTGGTTCCTATCAAGGATGGACGAGACTACTAAACAATACCGGGTCACAATCTATCTCCGGTAGTTTATCAATTACACAAAATATTACAGCATCTCGTGTATATATTTCTAGCTCAAATGGAACTGTAAATGGACCAACATTAACAGTATATGGCTCCGGATCAGCGCAACCAGTATTTACCATACAAGGTTCCCAAGGAGAATTATTCTCAGTAACGGATTCATTGTCAGGATCTTTATATTCTGTAAATGATATTTCAGGTTTACCTATTTTAGAAGTATTCTCTGACAATACCATACTGATGGGTAGCTATTTAGCACCGTCATTAAACACAACAACAAGAACGACTACCACAGTAGGTAGCAACACAATATACACAATACCAACTGCATCATACACCGGCGCATTCTTTGAATACACTGCGGTTAGTGCGTCCAATGCCCGAGCCGGATCCATTATGGCCATTCACAATGCAGGTACCATTAGATTCACGGAAACTACAACTACGGATATAGGAACAACTGTCGGACTTGCATTCACTGTAATACAAACCGGCAGTAACTTTGCATTGACAGGGTCATCTGCAACGGCAGGGTGGACGATAAAAACAATTGTAAGAAGCATATAAGTTATGGCATTTTCATTTTCACCAAAAATAGTAACCAATGGATTGGTATTAGCACTAGATGCAGCTAATACAAGATCTTATCCTGGTACTGGAACCGCATGGACTGATTTAAGTCGAGGTGAAAATAATGGAACATTAGTAAATGGTCCTACGTTTAATAGTGCAAATGGTGGATCAATTGTGTTTGATGGGACGAATGATTATGTTCAATGTAGTGGATCTTTTACATTAACATCAGCAACATTTGTAACGTGGATAAGACGAAATGGGGATCAAGGCCAGTATGATGGGGTTCTATTCTCTAGGGGGACAAATGTTACAGGTATGAATTTTTTCTCATCTAATCAACTTGGGTATGTTTGGAATGATGTTCCTGCTACTTATAACTGGGCAAGCGGATTAACAATACCAAACTCAGTATGGTGTATGATTGCAGTTTCTGTTACAAGCACCTCAGCAACAGGATATCTATGTCAAACTAGCGGTATTACTACTTCTACTAATACTACTAATCATGCTAGTAGTGTTTTGGATTCTATAAACATTGCTAGAGACAGTGGAGCTAGTAGATATTTTAATGGTAATATAACATCTACCCAATTATACAATCGTGCACTCTCAGCCTCCGAAGTATTCCAAAATTTCAACGCAACTAAAACCCGATTCGGACTTTAAACTATGGCAGGAACAGTAGCACCAAATATAGTAACCGATGGATTAGTGTTGTATCTAGACGCAGCAAATACTAAGTCATATCCCGGTAGTGGTACCACGTGGTTTGATATGAGTCTATATCAAAATCATATGACTTTGGTAAATGCTCCAACATTTAGTAGCCTCGGTGCGATGACATTTGATAATACTGATGATTTTGGTTATATTGATATTACTAGTGCAACAGGCTTACAGGGTGGAAATGTAACTTTACAACTATGGGTAAGAAATACATCTGGCAATTTTATAATGCAAGGAAAATACGGTTCTTATTTTGGTTATGGGTTTTACAGCGGCGGACTTTTAAAGAATAGTAGCGGTGCAACAGGTCCATCTATTGCATCTTATCAAGGCAGCTCTATATGGTCTAATTGGACAGCTATTTGGGATGTTGCTAATTTACAGACTGTTTTATATGTTAACGGTACTTTGATATCTACTTCTAGCAATTCGACATTTTCAACAAATACTGGCGGACGTTTAGTGTTCGGAGGTGCATTTAATTCAAATAATACATTAAATAAAGAAGGAAGTTTTACATTAGGACATTATACTCAATATAATCGAGTACTTTCAGCTACTGAAATACAACAAAACTATAACACAACTAAAACAAGATTTGGATTAACATAACATGGAAACACAATTACAAGACTACGACAACAGAGAATTCATGATATTCAATGTATCTGAATTAGTACAAATTGACTTCACACAAGTACTAGAAACTTCCCAAGAAACAGTACGTAAAAGTGTAGATGGTACAAAAACATTTGTTAAATGGGATGGAGCAATTCCACAATGTATTGCTGATTTAGAAACAAAAGAAGGACCATACACATATGATGAAATTTTAGCTATTTTAGCTACCCCGGAATGGACTGATCCAAATCCAATAATAGGAACGTAATGAGTACAGTACAAGGTGGACAAGGTAACATTGTTACAAATGGATTGGTACTCAATTTAGATGCTGCTAATCCAAGGTCATATCCTCAACCATATAATGGGACAACATGGCAAAATATTGCTCCGGTAAGTAGCAGTTTGACTGGATCACTAACAAATGGTCCTTTATTTGCTACAAGTGGAAGTGGATGTATTGCATTTGATGGGGTAAATGACTATATTAATATTCCCGGAATTTTAATTCCATCTAATTCTACATTTACATTAAATACTTGGGTATATTATGCTAGTGGAAATGGTGCATATCCCATGATCGTATCAAATTTCGGATCTAATGTTTCAATGTTATTTGGAATTAATATAGGAACCGGAGGAAAAGCAGGATTTAATTTATTTCTAAATTACCTAGAAACCTCCAATAATACAGTTCCTACAGCAAATCAATGGTATAATGTTGTAGGGAATTATGATGGAACTAATATACGACTTTATATTAATGGAACCCTAACCTCCACTTCCCCATCAGGATCTTATGGTGGAATAACAGGCATTGCTTTAGGTTATGGAACTGCCGGAGGAAACAGTTACTGGAAGGGTAACATCTCAGTAGCTCAAGTATACAACTGTGCCCTCTCAGCTTCCGAAGTACTCCAAAATTTCAACGCAACAAGAGCTCGTTTCGGCGTATAATCATATTTATAATAAATTTATCTTGGATAGGGAAAAGATATGGCAAACGAATTTAAAATAAAGAATGGTTTCTTCTCTGAAGGATCATCAAACATAACCGGATCACTTAATGTATCCGCAGGTATAACTGGCTCATTGCTTGGAACCGCTTCATTTGCTACAAATGCATTAAGTGCTTCATTTGTTCAAAATGCTCAAACAGCATCTTATGTCTTAAATACATTAAGTTCAAGCTTTGCCTCAACTGCATCTAATACACCAAATGCCATAGTAACGGCATCGGTATCTTCAAATACAATTACATTTACTAAAGGTAATGGTACAACATTCCCAATCACTGTTAATACCGGAAGTGGCGGTGGTGGAGGCGGAGCCGCTTTCCCCTTTACAGGCTCGGCTCAAATTACAGGATCACTCGGAGTAACTGGATCAATCAATAATTTACTTATTAGTACGGGTAATGGTAACGTTTCAACAAACGTTTCAATTGGTTCAACTACTGCATTTTCATCTAGTGCAACCGGAGGATACAATACAGCAATTGGTAGATATGCTTTATATAACAATACAACAGGTATTTCTAATACAGCAATAGGTTATAAAGCTTTATCTGCTAATACAACAGGTCAAGATAATATTGCAATTGGTCGTGAATCTTTAAAAAACAATGATTATGGAAACTATAACATTGCATTAGGAGGTGCTTCTTTAAGAAATAACATTTCTGGGAGTAATAACATTGCCCAAGGATACCGCTCACTTTATTATAATACTTCAGGTGGTTATAATACAGCAATTGGACGTTTAGCTTTATATAGAAATACAACCGGACAACAGAATACAGCAATAGGATATCGAACTTTAAAGTCCAATACAACCGGAACCTATAATACAGCAATAGGTAATTTAGCATTATGTTCAAATACAACAGGAATCTATAATACAGCAATAGGTTATCGTGCTTTATATTCCAATACAACAGGACAACAGAATACAGCAATAGGTCAAAATGCTTTACTTTCAAATACAACCGGTAACTACAACACCGCAATAGGTCAAAATGCTTTACTTTCAAATACAACCGGTAACTACAACACCGCAATAGGTCAAAATGCTTTACTTTCAAATACAACCGCAAATAATAATACCGCAATAGGATACCAGGCTTTACGATTAAATACAACCGGGAAATATCACATAGCAATAGGTAAATCTGCTTTACAAAATTTTGATTCTACTAGACCTAATCTAGCAATAGGGGCATATGCATTATATGGAAGTCCGGGATATAGTTACGGCCAATGTAACATTGCTATTGGTACCAACTCATTATGTAAAAACGTTGGTGGACATAATAATGTAGCTCTCGGATATAATTCTTTAAAAAACAATGTAGGAGGTAGAAATAATACAACAATCGGTAATGGTGCTTTAATGTATTTAGCAGCCGGAAACGGTAACGTTACTTTAGGATACAACGCCGGAGCATGCACGGCAAATGCCTCACAAGTAACTCAAATATCCAACTCGGTTATTTTAGGTGACAATACCAAACCATCAACCGTTTGTGACACCAATGAAATCATAATTGGTTCTAATGCAGTAGGGTTAGGTTCTAACACTACCGTAATAGGTAATTCAAGTACCACAACTGCTTGTATATTTGGCCAATTAACAGCAGATGGATTTACCGGTTCATTAGCAGGTACCGCATCATTTGCTACATCAGCTTCATGGGCACCAAGTGCTGGTGGAGGATCATCATTCCCATTTACGGGATCTGCTCAAATTACAGGTTCATTAGGAGTAACAGGATCAATCAACGGATTACGAATTGGTAATGGTGGTGGTAATGTTGCATCCAATATAGCAATTGGAACAGAAACTACTTTAAGTGGTTCTGCAACCGGTGCAAATAACATTGCAATTGGTGGTTGTGCCTTAAGAACTTTATCATCGGGGTATGGTAATGCTGCTATCGGTTTCCGTGCATTAGCTAATACTACTACAGGTAAAAGTAACACTGCAATTGGTTACATGGCTATGAATGTCAATAGCACAGGTTGTCAAAATGTAGCAATTGGTAGATATGCATTACAAAATAATAATGGTAAAAATAACATAGGAATAGGACATACAGCTTTACGAAATAACACAACCGGATGTAATAATCTAGCAATTGGATATTTTAATTTATATGCAAATACAACTGGGCGTTATAATGTAGCTTTAGGTATAACTTCATTACGATGTAACACTACCGGATGTAATAATACTGCTGGAGGAGGATTATGGTCATTACGAAATAATACAACAGGGTGTGATAATATTGCTATTGGGTATATGGCATTATGTAGTAATACCACAGCAAATAACAATACCGCAATAGGTAAAAATGCTTTACGTTGTAATACAACGGGATGTGATAATATAGCCTTAGGTTATCGTGCTTTATATTCCAATACAACAGGAACCTATAATACAGCAATAGGTAGAGGTGCTTTAAATGTCAATACAACCGGAACTACTAATACCGCAATAGGTAGATGTGCTTTAAGTGTTAATACAACAGGATGTGCTAATACTGCAATTGGAAATAGTAATTTAGCCGCTAATACTACCGGAATATTTAATACCGCAATTGGAAATAGTGCTTTACAAGCCAATACAACCGGACAATATAATACGGCTGTAGGTTATGCTGCTTTATTTTGTAATATATCCGGATATGCAAATACAGCAATAGGTAGAGGTGCTTTACGTTGCAGCACCACCGGATGCTATAATACCTCGATTGGCACACTTACTTTATTATGTAACACTACAGGAAATAACAATACAGCTTTGGGTCATGGTGCTTTATTATCCAATAAAACAGGAAGTAATAATACAGCCATAGGTAGAGATGCTTTAAGCCTTAATGTTTCAGGTAGCAATAATATTGCTATTGGTCAAAATGCATTTTGTATTAATACAGTTACAACAGGAAGCCATAACATTGGTCTAGGATACAACACTCAATTCACCGGAAGCTTCTCAGTAATATTAGGTAAAGATGCAAAATCAACCACCAATTGCCAATTTGTAGTTGGAAGTACTGGTACTCCAATAGGCCCGGTAACTACAGAAACGTGTACATCGACAAAAACTTGGACAGTTATCATTAATGGCGTTGCACAAAAGATATTGTTAGCATAAAATAATTTGGATTTTTAAAATAAATTATATAATATATAATAAAAAATATATGGTACAAAAAATCTATTACAATGCATCGATGCCTAGAGCAGGCTCAACATTATTGCAAAATATTTTAATGCAAAACCCTGATATACATTCAACTCCTACCTCGGGTGTAATTGAATTTTTATTGAATGCAAGAACAGTATATTCTGCGGGTGATGCATTTAAAGCACAAGATCAAGAAGAAATGAAAGCAGGATTTAAGAACTTCTGCAAAACAGGTTTATACGGTTTCTTTGACGGCATTACAGAACGTCCATATGTGATGGATAAAAGTAGAGGATGGTTAGGCCATTTCAACTTCATTGAGTTTTTTACAGAGGAAAAACCTAAGATGATTGTTATGGTTCGTGATTTACGAGCTATATTTGCTTCAATGGAGAAAAACTTCCGCAAACATCCAGACAAAGATCCAATGATCATTAATGGTGTTGAATTAAAAAACATGACTACGGCAGCACGTATAGATCATTTTTCTGTAGCTCCTCCAATTGGACCTTCAATGGAATGGTTATCTGAAGCAATTCATCAAGGAATAGACAAAGATATTTTATTTATCCGATTCGAAGATTTAACCACAGATCCTGAAACGGAATTAAGAAAAATCTATGAGT